TGGTAATGAAACATTAATTACTTTAACAGAATCAACACAAGATGTTGTAATCATTGGTGATGGTGGTGATGTCGATTTCCATGTTAAAGCTGGTGGAACTAATACATTATTTGCTCAAGGTAGTTCAAATAGAATTGGTATTGGAACAAATTCACCAAGTTCTAAACTTGAAGTAGATGGTGATATAACAGCAACATCACACATAACCGCAAGTGGAAACATAAGTGCTAGTGGTAATGTTATTACATCACAAGTTGGAAGTGCTGATGATGATTTACTTGTAAGAGGTGAGAATATTACAAACACATTAGATGTAGGTGGAGATTTTATTATTCAGGAAGGTGTTACTGAAAGATTAAAATTTGATGGTGGTGATGATAGTTTTACACTCACAGGAAACATAACCACAAGTGGAAACATAAGTTCAAGTGGAACAATCATATCCAATGACATAACAGCCGATGCTGTAACTGGTGTGGATTCAATATTAAATACAGGTTTAAAAGTTGGTAGAGATTCTACGGATTTAATTGATTTTACATCAGATAATCAAATTAAATTTAGAGTTAATGATGTTAATGAATTTGTACTGGCAGAAAATATTTTCCGACCAGGTGGAAGTGGTGGTGCTGGATTGGGTAATTCTGCTAAAAAATGGTCTGAATTAGTTGTCAACCACATAACCGCAAGTAACAACATAAGTGCGAGTGGATTATTAATGTCAAGTGCATCTATAAAAGGCAATTTAACTAAACTTGTTACATATGATGATGCAACTGGACAATATCATATAACTGCCTCAAGTGGATTTGTCAATGGAAGTAGTGGAGGTGGTTCAGGTGATATGACTGGTGTCGACTTAACAGGTGGAACAAATGTATCAATTGCAAGTGAAACTAATACAACATCAGGTGATTATTCAGCAACAATAAATCTTGATGATTCAATAACTCTTGCTGGTGATTTTTTACAAAGCGGTCCCGGAGCAGGAAACTATGTTAGTTCAAGTCAAGGTAATTTAGAATTAAGTGGAAGTGGTAAAGGACAATTAGAAGTTGATTACAGATTATTCGATACTGGTTCAGGAGGTGTTGCAGGTTCTGTAGGTCAAGCTGTAGGTGATGTTATTAAATTTGGTGGTTCAGTTACATCTCCAGGAAGATTATATCATTTAACTGGAACTGGTACTTGGTCCACAACACGAAGAGATATAGTAGGTTCTTGTACAGGCTCTTTGGCTATAGCATTAGGGACTAATTCAACAAATGATGGTATGATGATAAGAGGTATGGTTAGTTGTTCTACTCAATTTTCATATTCATCATCAATAGGGGGACCTGTTTACATAGGTAGTTCAGCAGGAAAAATAAATAATACCGTATCATCTACAAGTGGTGACATAGTAAGAGTTGTAGGCCATAGTTATGGTAATGGTGTTGTTTATTTTAATCCTGATAACACATTTATTGAAGTTGCATAATGGCAAACATAAGTAAAATAAAAAAAGTACCTATAGATAATATTACAAAACTTTCTAACAGAACTTTAGCAGAAGGTGATTCTGTTTTAGGGTTATTGAAACCATCAGGTGGAACTCAAGTAATAGCATTATATAATTTTGAAGACCAAACCACTCAAGAAAGTGGTGCTAGTGATTGGAACCCATCTGGAACGCATTCAGGTTGGGAAACAGATACAGCAGTTGTTACTGGTGGTGGTTCTTGGGGTAATCCAGCAAGTAATGGAAACACAACAACAGATGGGTGGAATTTAGGTTTTGGTTCAACAACAAGTGGTGGAACAGGACCAACTGGTGCACTTCATGCTGATTTAGATGGTTCACACGATACAAGTGGAAGATATATGTATGTAGAAGGAACTGGTGTAAAAGATGATAGAGTTTGTGTTGTAAGAACTCCTGGATTTAATTTTTCAACTGCAATGAACAACACTGGTAATGATTTAAATTTAAAATTTTGGTTACATCAATATTCATCAAACAATAGTGGTCACAATTTATACATTTATATTGATGATTCTTCAACTTCTACTGAATCAGATGCTACTTTACTTCATACTATTACTGATTTTACTGAATATAATACTTTTAGTGCAAATTGGAGTCAAAAAACCGTAAGTTTAAATAGTTATAGAACAACAGATGCTACTCATTATATTTATTTTGTAGCAGATGGTGCAACAACTTTTAGATGTGATATTTGTATAGACAATGTTGAATTTAAGGAAGGTTAGAAATGATTTGTGAATATTGTAATGAAAATATGAAAGATGGTACATATGTTTGTACAACAGAAGGTTATAGTGTTTTAGATAGCAATGATAATTTAGTTCAAATTGTAGCTACTCATAGTGGTATACCTGCAGATGATGAAGAAGTAGATGAATCAGAACCTGTTAAGTATTGTAAATGTCAAGTATATTTTTTAAATTACTACAGACCTAATTCAGGAGGTATCTAAGTATGCCTTATGTAGATATATTACCTGGTGATTCAACAGCTGTTGGTTATAGTGATGAAACAGATAGTGGAACGAGTGGTTGTGTAACACATGCTGGTAATGCACTTACAGATAATGGTACTAATTGTCTTGTTCAAAGAAATGATGGAACTGGTGGAGTAGCTGTAGGTGCTTGTTACAATGGTGTTATAGAACTTATTTGGGACGATGCAGGCTCTTTACCAGATGGTGTATCAATAAATGGTATACAATTTATTTTTGAATGTAAAGGTAATTTATATGATTTAACTGATGGTGTGCAATATAGAGTATCAACAGACGGAGGTAGTAATTATTCATCGTATCAAGATGCTGACTTGACTGGTATGGCAAATAATAAAGCTTCAACATTATCAGTTATAGCTGTCCCATCTTCTGCAGCAGGTAATCCACCATTTGGTGTATCTGCTACATTAAATAAATCTGGATTAGAAACTGAACAACTTAAACTAAGATTTAAACTTAATTCATTAAATCCTAATACAAGTAGATTCAATGTTGACTATGTTAAGGCAAGAATACATTATGCAGTATCTAACCCTGAGATAAATACACGATGTGCAATTGGTGGTGTTTTAAGTATAAAAGGTGGAAGTTTACTAATTAAATAATAAATATATTTGATATTTATAAATATACCAAGAGAGAGACTTTATGCCAATAACATTTAATTCAGAAGGAGGATTCCTTAACGGGACCGTTAGTTCAAGTAATGGTGATTTGTTTATTACCACAAGTGGTTCTGCTGGTTCAATTCATATTGGCAATCAAGTATTAACAGGTTCTCAAATTATTGAAAAAGATGACGCTGGTAAAATTAGAAATAAAAGAACATTCAATGCAGATGGAACAATCACACAAGAAAAATTTGACCAAAATGGAAAAATAACTGAAACAAAAGTTAAAAATCCAGGTTCTGGAAAAGAAACTTTTCGAAGTGCAAGTGCTACAACAAATCAAATAGAATTTCAACAAAATTCAAATGGAGCTTTTATTTCGGTTTCTGGTTCTTCACCTGGATTCAATGTTATTAATTCACCAAGAAAATCATATAGACTGATTAGAGAAACACAAGACCAATATATTGATTTGTCTAATCCTCAATTCAATCTTTGGACAAATGGTATTGCTCAGAGTGATTTTACATACGATGCTACTAAAGTATACTCAGGTTCTTTTGTATTTTCACCAGCATCAAATATGTCTACTCCAATATTAATTTTAAGTAAATCAGGTGATGTAAGAATACCTGGTAAATTATATGCAGAAGAATATCATACTGAATTTATTTCATCATCAATTCTTTTTAGAAGTGGTTCAACACAATTTGGTAACTCACACGATGATACACATACATTTACAGGAACATTTGTAAATGCAATAACTGCTAGTGGAAACATATCTTCAAGTGGAAACATAACTGCCGTATCAATGAGTGGTGATGGTAGTGGTTTGACAAATATAAGTGCAACGGTAAATGCATCTGCAATAACTGGTTCATTTAAAACTTTATCAGCAAGTTTGGCAACAAGAATAAATACTGAAGTTGTAGCCAATTCATCAACAAGTTCATTTGTATTAAATTCACAAACTAGCTCATTCGCAACATCAGAGTACTCATCTGGAGACATCAGTGGTTCATTTTTACAATTATCACAATCAATAGGTACATCAAGAGCATTAAAAACTTCTGTAAGTGGCTCATTTACAGCATTGTCTTCAAGTTTAACAACAAGAATAAATACTGAAGTTGTAGCCAATTCATCAACAAGTTCTTTTATAACTGATTCACAAACTGGTTCATTTGCAACATCAGAGTACTCATCAGGTGATATTAGTGGTTCATTTTTATCATTAAGTAGCTCCATAGCAACTTCAAGAGCTTTAAAGACAACTATAAGTGGTTCATTTAAAACTTTATCTGCGAGTCTTGCTACAAGAATAAATACAACCGTAGTTGCTAATGCATCAACAAGTTCATTTTTAACACCAAGTGATACAGGTTCATTCTTAACAACCTCACCATATTCATCTGCAGATATTAGTGGCTCTTTTTTATCATTAAGTAGTTCTATAGCAACTTCAAGAGCATTAAAGTCTGGAATTAGTGGTTCATTTAGAACTTTATCGGCAAGTTTAGCAACAAGAATAAACACAACCGTAGTTGCTAATGCTTCTACGAGTTCATTTGTATTGAATTCCCAAACAAGTTCTTTTGCAACATCAGAATATTCTTCTGGAGACATCAGTGGTTCATTTTTATCATTAAGTAGCTCCATAGCAACTTCAAGAGCATTAAAGTCTGGAATTAGTGGTTCATTTAAATCACTATCAGCAAGTTTAGCAACAAGGATAAATACAGAGGTTGTAGCTAATGCCTCGACAAGTTCATTTGTTTTAAATTCACAAACAGGTTCATTTTTAACTACATCTCCTTATTCATCTGGTGATATTAGTGGTTCGTTTTTAGCATTATCACAATCAATAGGTACATCAAGAGCATTAAAATCTGGAATTAGTGGTTCATTTGTTTTAGTTTCTTCAAGTTTAGCATCAAGAATTTCAATTGCAGAGTCAGAATTAGGAAATACATTAATCAGTTCATCAGCTCAAATAGCAAGTAATATATCAGGTTCTTGGGAAAGTTTAGGTTTATTATCAGGGTCGGCTCAAATTGCTACTTCTATAAGTGGTTCTTTTGTAGAAGCGTCATCAAGTTTTTCGACAAGAATAACAACTGCTGAATCTGAATTAGGAAACACTTTAATTAGTTCGTCTGCTCAAATTACAACCGATATAAGTGGTTCATTTACTGCTGCTTCTTCATCATTCTCAACGAGAGTAAGTGCTAACGAAGTCATTACTGCTAGAACATTGGTATCAAGTTCAGCTCAAATAGCAAGTGATATAAGTGGTTCATCAACTACATTATCATCAAGTTTAGCTTCAAGAACAACAACATTAGAAAGTAGTATTGATACAATATCTACGGCAACAGGTTCATTATTGAATAGTGTAGCATTTATATCGAAACTAACAGGTTCATATGCTGTAACAGGTAGTGATGTTTCGTTTGGTGATATAACTGCAGATAAATTAATTGTAACTCAATTTACAGCATCTTTTATAACTTCTTCAACTATTCAAACTGAAGGTTCAAATACATTTGGCGATACATCAAGTGATACTCATACATTTAATGGTGAAATTATTGCACAAAATGATATAAGTTCAAGTGGATTAATAACCGTAAATAATAAATTACAATTTGGTGCAGATAGTGAAATAAGAACCGTAAATGCTGCAGCCTCAAGTGGTGATTTAAAAATAATACCAGATGGAGACTTACAATTAGGATATTCAAGAACAGATAATATTCTAATAGGTAGACCTGATAACACAGGTGCAACAACTAAAATTTATGGTGGGGTAGCTACAGAAGCAATAAAATTAATAAACAATCGAATGATTGTTAATTCAAACATAACCGCAAGTGGAGACATAAGTGCAAGTGGAACTGGAATATTTAATAAATTAGAAATACACGGGGCTGATGGTACTTTAGCTGCAGATTATATAATTCATAAAGATGATGACAATACAAAATTTGGATTTCCACAAAATGATAAATTTAAAATAAGAACCGCTGGAACTGATAGATATGTTGTAGATACTACTCACACATTTACAGGAGATATAATTGCAGATTCAGACATAAGTGCTAGTGGAACTATTAAAGGTGGAATTTATCATTCTTTTGGTAATATATTAGGAACTTATCATGGAGGTTCTGATACAATAAAATTAGCTAATAGTACTGACAAAACAGAATTAAGAGGAACAAATATTACGATTAGTGGACCTGTAACCGCAAGTGGAGATATAAGTTCAAGTGGAGTTATATATGGAAAACAAATTCAACATACTTATCATCAGTTTAATAATGATTCTAATGCTAGTGCCAACTACATTCCAGCACCTGGTGGTTATATTGTTGAAAGCACTTCAATAAATTATTATAGACAATGGTTAGCACCATATAAAGGTAAAATTAAAAAAATTGTTATACATGCAGAAAATGATTGTGGAACTACGAGAGTTAGTTTATACCATAATGGCGTATTTTCAGGGTATCATCAACAAGCATTAGGTGCAACGACAGCAGTAGTGTTTGATGACTTCACAGGTGGTTTAAGTGGTAATCCTGATTTTAGTCAACACGATTTGTTAGCAATAGCTGTAGACCCAGGTAATATACCAGGTGATGTTAATTTAGTATGTAGTTGGGAGTATGAAATAGATTCATAGGAGTGAATAGTGGCAAAATATAAAGAAAGAACAGAAGAAGATTTATTTATAAAACCAAAACGAAGAGCAAAAAACTTTTTCGTTACAAGTAGTGCCAAAATGGATGAAAAAGATGGTGTAACTAAAACTACAATTAGTAGTAGTGTGTTTACTGAAATGTCAAAATCTTTTGCAGATGGTGAATATCTTTTAGATGATGGTATAAGAGAAATAAATGGCTCTGTTCTTTATATGTTACAAGAAATGCAAACAGACATTGATGATTTATATAATGAAGCTTCAGCAAGTGCATTTCAATCAAGTTATTTTCCCGTAGCAAGAATTGATTCAGGTTCGTTTGCAGATGTAAGTTCAAGTGGATTAATTACAATGATGACAGCTTCAATTGGTGGTGGAATATTCACATCTGCTTCATTAGCAGCAGGTGGTGGTGGTGGAAGTGTTGATTTTGAACAAGTTGACTCTACTCTTGCTCCTGATGGAGATGATTCAAGAGATTTAGGTTTTGGTAATAGACAATGGAGAAATCTATATCTTGATGGAACTGCAAACATTGATAGTCTTTCAGCAGATTCATTTGCAAAACCTCCTGCACCTGTTGTTCTAACAGCTACAACATTAAAAAGTTCTTTAGTAAATGTTACAGGATTACATACTCTTGTATTAAATAGTTCAAATGCTTTAAGTATAACAGGTTTAAGACCTGCACATTCAGGACAAGAATTAACAATTATGAACATTGGTAGTGGAGCAGTAACAATAACTCGTGCATCAAATCTTGCAGTTAGAACAATTTATAATGCAAAAGGTGCAAGTCTAACAATCAATCAACATCAAGCTTACAAATTCGTATGTAATCCAAATCAAGTTTGGTATCAGATTAGTTAAAAAACTCTATCTTTCTTAACTTTCCTTATATTTATATATGAATAGCACTATATAAATGGAGAACCATTTTGGTTAATTTAAAACAATTACTTACCGAAGGTGTCTTTGATAAAGGTATCTTAAAAGCTGTTTTTATGGCTGGAGGACCTGGTTCAGGCAAATCTTATGTTGCCAGTCAAATATTTGGTATTCCTAAAAAAATGAACATATCTATAGGTGGTTTAAAATCAGTTAATTCAGATACAGAATTTGAGTTTTTATTAAAAAAGTTTGGTTTTGAAACATTTGGAACTGGTAGATTAGATATTGACCAATGGCCTGATGAGGTATTTGATGCTATAGCTGGTGGAGATGAAGATTCTGAAAAGATGACGGTTAGAAAAAAAGCTAAACTACTAACAATGGCTAGAAAAAAACAATATATGGAAGGTAGATTGGGAATGATAATTGATGGTACAGGTCACGATTATGCTAAACTATCAAAGGAGAAAAAACAATTAGAAGCTATGGGATATGATTGTTCTATGATATTTGTAAATACCAGTTTAGAAGTAGCTAAAAAAAGAAATTCAGAAAGAGCAAGAAGATTACCTGAAAAGATATTAGAAAAGTCTTGGAAAGATGTACAAAACAATCTTGGTAAATTTCAAGGGTTGTTTGGAAGTAAATTTGCAGTTGTAGATAATTCTAAATTTTTAAAACCTGGAGATGCTCAAAAGAAATTTGGAATGATAACAAAAAAATATATAGATAAATTTATAAAATCACCTATAAAAAACCATATAGGTAAAAAATGGATTAAACATAATTTAATTTTAAAAGGTAAAAAATAGATTTTTGAAAGATAAGTAGGTTACACTAACTTATAACCGCATAACGGAGAACTATGATGGAAGAACAAGTCCAATCAATGGTTTCAGAAATGCTCGGAAAGTACGGGTGGTTATTTTTAGTTGGTGTTCTAACATTACTCTTCAGGTCTACAATTGAAAAACTTGTAGCTGGATTTATGATATTTCAGGGTAATGATTACAACGAGGATGATGTTGTCGAGGTAGATGGAAAACCCGGAAGAATAGTTAGGGTTGGGATTTGGTCAACAACATTTTTCACTTATGATGTCAGAGATGGTATCATAGTTGGAGGAGCAAAGCTGGTCGTTCAGAATGACAAACTGAAAGACTTGAAAATAGAAAAACCTTTACCACTTTTGGATTTGTCAAAATATAAAGTGGATACGACTTGTCAAGAGTTATTAACAGAATTGACAGAGTTACAAAAAAAGAAAAAGTAGGAGAAAGTAAATGAATAAATTACTATCGATACTATTAACAATAACTATCTTATTCGGAAATGAAGAAGGTAGTAATTACTTTGTAGATAACTTTTTAAAGTATTCTACATTTTACACGAGTGTGAGTTTAAATGCTCCATTTGAAGTTCAATCAAGATGGGAAGTTGATGTAGACAATGGAACATTTCTTGAGACAACAAAGGAAAATGAATTAGAATATAATTTATCTATTGGTGTTAGAAAACTTGCGAGATTTAAATACCAAGCTAAAGGTAAAAAGTTTTATGATGGTTCTGAAAAAGAATTATCAGATGTTGCTACAATTGGTAATGTGAGTGGTTGGGAATATTTAGTTAAGTATTCTTCAATTCGTTCATTTGGTGAAGAATTTGTAGATACAGAATCTTGGGTTAGATACTTAGGTGATAATTATGTAATCAAGGGAGGATATACAAACTTTGGTAGACAAGATTTAGAGTTTGGACAAATTGATGCCAGATGGAGAAAACCACTTGGTACAAATTGGAACTTAACTCTCGGTGGTAGTTTGAGAGGACACCCTGCATATGGTTTATTTCCTTTCAATGATTGGTTGGCCGGTTCTAACGGACAATGGTGGACATTGGCTTATGGATATGGATATTCAGATGAGTATTGGTTTGAAGATTTAAACGATAATGGTATTCAAGACCCTGGTGAATTTGGTAGTTATGAATGGTATGATGAAGATGGTGAATTAATTGCAGAAACTGATGATGAATTTTATGAATACTATTATGGTGATGTGATTAATCTTTACAATGAAGAAGAGATTGATAAGTTAGGATATCAATGGGAATCTTCACTTGTTATCGGTGTTGATTATTATTTATATGATAAACAATATTGGGTTCACGGATGGGCTTCAATTATTCCAATTAGTAAAGGTTTAACAGATTATGCTTTCATATATGAAACTGGTGATATTGATTTTGATATTGGTTTAGTGGCTGGATATAAATTTAACAGAAACATTGGTATCTTCGGTGAAGGTAGATATTTAAAATATTTTGGAATAGATGCTTATGAACTTAAAGCAGGAATTAATGTGACAATATTCTAATGGCAATGATAGGTGAAATATTAGTATCTAAAGGATACATAACTCAACAACAACTTGATGGTGTATTGGCTGTTAAAGGTGATACTGCTCAAGTAGGAGAAGTTCTCATACAATGGGGATTACTTAGTCAAGAGCAATTGATGGAAGCGTTGGAAATTCAAGCTCCACCTCCTCCACCTCCTCCACCTCCACCGCCAGTTCAACAACAGATACCACAACAACCTGTGTATCAACAACCGCCTGTACAACCACAAGTAGCACAACCAAGTGGTGGACCAGATTTAACAATGGATAATTTACAAACATCAAAGTTTAAAATTGATTTAAAAACTATGATTTATATTGGTTCGTTATTAGTATCAGGTATAACAATGTATTTTACATTTATGAGTGAGTTGGATTCACGATTTGCTGCACTTGAAGGTAATGATAAAGATTTAATGGTTGAAATAGATAGAAGACTTACAGAATTAGAAAACACATTTACACCAATTGGTGATGGAGTTTATTCAGTAGACCCAAATACAACTTGGCCACCATCTCGTGGTGAGTATAGTATGAAACAGAATATGAATGCAAATAAAATTACTGAAATAGAAAAAGAAATTGGAAGATTGATAAAAGACTTAGAAAAAGTAGAAGAAGATTTAGATGATAAGCAGGACAAAGAGTAGGAGAAGGTTATGTTTAAGAAATTAATTATATTAGGTATGTTGGTTACATCACTCTTTAGTCAAGTTAAAGATTTGACTGGTGAAAACTTTGATAAGGCTATAAAAAGAGGTATGGTAGTAGTTGAATTTTATGCTGGTTGGAATGAGGCAAATAAAGTAGTGTTATTAGATGAATGGGATAATTTTGAAGTTAATAGAGTGTACAGATTAAATATTGAAACATATCCTAAAATACAATCTGATAACAATGTAGTAGTATTACCAACAATAATTTTTTATCTTGATGGAGATGAGGCAGGTAGACTTCAAGGTAATATGCAATTTAAATTAGAAACAACAACAGAAGAACTCAATAAAATGGTTGAGGAAATCTACAATGAAGATAAATTCAATTAGGAGATAGTTATGAAAAAGTTATTAATGTATTTGTTAAGTTTTATGATGTTATTCACAATCAGTTGTGATGGTGATGATACAATAACAGGTGGTGGTGTTGACCCTGAACCTGATTTGGTTGGTTGTGAAGCAACAACATTCTATGATTGGAGTGATTTTGAATTTTCGACATCACTTGATGCTGGAGCAACAACTTGGTTAGGATTTGAAATGG